AAATGATGCAAGACGAGGGCGGCTACGTCCTCCACGAAGTGCCCGGCGACACGGGCGGTATGACCTATGCTGGTATTGCTAGAAACAAAAACCCGCAGTGGCCCGGCTGGGCGCTTGTGGATAAGAAAGAAATGGGTGGCTCCCTGACTCCTATGGTGCGTGAGTTCTACCGTACAGAGTTCTGGGACAAGATGCGTGGGAACGAAATCAATAACCAAGACGTAGCCAATACCATCTTTAACTTTGGTGTAAACGCAGGCATGGGCATGGCGGTGAAGCTGGCCCAGCTTGTGGTCGGTGCTACGCCTGATGGTGGTATTGGTGCTAAGACTGTAGAGAAGCTCAACCAGATCACGGATGGTCAGCGGTTCAAAGAATCTTACGCCTTGGCAAAGATTGCCCGCTACGTTGAGATTTGCAACAAGAACCCTGTGCAGGTTAAATTCCTCAAGGGCTGGCTGAATCGCACACTGAAAGGTTTGAAATGAGCTTGCTTGCCGTTGGATCAATTATTGAAGCTGTTGGCAAGGTTGCTGGCGACCTGATTACCACTGACAAAGAAAAGATGGAGATGGAGATTGAGCAGCGTAAGCTCGATCTTGAAGAGAAGCGCATTGACCAAGCCACAGACCTAGCCCAGATTGAGGTCAACAAGATTGAAGCCTCGTCCAGTAGCGTGTTTGTCAGTGGCTGGAGGCCAGCCATCGGTTGGATCGGCGTAGCGGCGATGGGCTATCAGTTTCTGCTGTATCCACTGTTCCAGTGGTGCTGGAAATACTTGCAAGCTATGGGGTGGGTTCCTGTGGGCATGGATCCTCCGCCAGTACTGGACGCAGACCAGCTATGGGTGATATTATCAGGCATCTTGGGCATTGCCGGTATGCGTTCTTTTGAGAAGACCAAAGGCGTTGCCAGTAAATAAAGGTAGCCATGCCGCTAAAAAAACTAACCCTGAAACCGGGTGTAAACAAAGAAAACACCCGCTATACCGCTGAGAACGGATGGTATGTATCCGACAAGATGCGGTTTCGTCAGGGTACGCCTGAAAAAATTGGCGGCTGGGTTCGTATTTCTGCGTCTATCTTTCAAGGCGTGTGCCGCTCCTTGTGGAACTGGATTACTTTAGGTGGGTTAAACCTTGTAGGTGTTGGAACTAACTTAAAGTTCTACATTGAGCAAGGCGGTGCTTATTACGACATTACACCCATCCGCGCCAGCAGTACCATTAACACTAATCCTTTTGTAGCTACATTAGGCTCGGCTGTTATTACTGTTACAGACACGGCTCACGGTGGCATAACGGGCGACTTTGTTACGTTTAGCGGTGCTGTTGGTCTTGGCGGCAATATCACGGCTGATGTATTAAATGCTGAATATCAAATTACTTTTGTTAGCGTTAACTCGTACACAATTACAGCTACAGCTACGGCAAATGCCGCAGATGTTTCAGGATCTCCCGGTGGTGGAGCTTCGGTGGCGGCGGCGTATCAAATTAATGTTGGCCCAGCTATTGCAGTTCCTTTGGTTGGTTGGAGTGCTGGCTCTTGGGGTTCTGGTGTTTGGGGTACTGGCGGAACATCTTTAAGTACCATTCGTTTATGGAGTCAAAGTAACTTTGGCGAAGACTTAATCTTCAACCCCCGTGGTGGGGGTTTGTATTATTGGGATGCAGGAACTGGTGTAACGTCACGAGGTGTGTTGGTGTCTAGCATTATGGGAGCAGACGCAGATACACCTTCTGTGGTTTTGTCTGTATTTGTGTCTGACGCAAGCCGTTTTGTGTTTGCGTTTGGTTGCGATGACTACAGTTCATCTACGCTAAACCCCATGTTGATTCGCTGGTCTGATCAAGAGAGTATTCTTGTTTGGACTCCTGCCACCACAAACCAAGCGGGTAGCTTACAGTTGTCGCACGGTTCTGAGATTGTCACCTCTATCCAAGCTCGTCAAGAGATTGTGGTGTTTACAGATTCCGCCATATATTCACTTCAATACGTTGGGCCACCCGTGGTTTGGTCTTCTCAACTACTTGGCGATAACGTTTCAATTATTGGCCCTAACGCAGTCTGTTTGGCCTCTGGCGTAGTGTATTGGATGGGCATAGACAAATTCTACAAATACGATGGTCGCGTACAAACTCTGCGTTGTGACCTTAAACAATACATTTTTCAAGACATTAACACTGCTCAAGCCGCACAGGTGTTTGCGGGGACAAACGAAGGTTTTAACGAAGCTTGGTGGTTCTACTGCTCTGCCAATAGCAATGAGATTGACCTTTATGTAACGTACAACTACTTGGAAGATGTATGGGCATACGGCACATTAGGCCGCACAGCTTGGTTGGATTCTGGCTTACGTGATTTCCCGTTAGCGGCAACCTATTCCTATAACCTTGTTAACCATGAGCAAGGTAACGATGACAATCAAACAGGAACTCCTGCGGCTATCAATGCTGTTATTGGTTCTGCTGAGTTTGACATTGATGACGGCGATCACTTTGGGTTTGTTTGGAGAATGCTTCCAGACATTACATTCCGTGGATCTGATGTGACTTCCCCTCAAGTCACAATGACGCTGATTCCTATGCAGAACTCAGGCTCTGGATATAACAATCCTATCTCTGTAGGCGGTAACTCAAGTGCCACAGTAACCCGCACATCTACCTCTGTGATTGAACAGTTTACAGGTCAGGTCTATGTTAGGGTGCGAGGCCGTCAGATGATTATTCAAGTTGAATCTAACCAGCTTGGGTGCGCTTGGCAGTTGGGTTCACCCCGTATCGACATCAAACAAGACGGCAGAAGGGGCAACTCATGAGTTTTATGCAAGAAGCTCCACCGCGCCTACCGGCTCCACCGCCAGAGTATGACGCAGCCTACATGGGCCAGATGTTGAACGTGCTGAACTTGTTCTTTCAACGTTTAAACGCCATTCAGCCAATCAATATTGCGGAGTTAAACATTAACTTAACAACGCTTCCAACAGAAGCAGATTTACCCAACTTAAGATTGGGTGATGTGTACAGGGATACCCAAGACGGGGTTCAAGACACAAGTCAAATGTTGCGTATTAAGACTTCTTTATAGGTATAAACATGACACTTGAAGAGCTAAAAGCCCTGTACGAAGAAAAAGGCGCGTCTACGCCTCGGGAAGAAGAGACCGAGCAAGGCACTAAGTACTATAACGATGCTGTTCAATTAGGCGACGGTTGGACAGCGTGGGAAAATCAACCCACAGAAATTATTGACTACATTGGTCAAGGCATGGATGCCACTCCTATCTATAAAGAAGTTGACCCAACCAATAAACTTGGTGGTTTTCAGCGTTCTGAAGGCAATAAAAATTACATCTACGATACCACCGGCAAATTAATTCACGTTGAAAAACAGGCTACCGATTGGGACTACCTTGGCCCCATCATTATGGGTGCAATGACTATGGGTGGTGGATCTGCCGCACTAGGTAGTTATTTATTTCCAAGCCTTTCAGGTGCAGCCGCTGCGGGGGCTGGTGGTGCTTTAGTTGGTGGAGCTAATGCCGCCTTGACCGACCAAGATATCCTTTTAGGCGCATTAAAAGGTGGCGCAGGTAGTGCGGGCGCATTACAGCTTGGTGATACAGGGTTTACCCTTGGAGATGTAAACAAAGCAATTAACTTTGCGCAAAATCCAAGCGCAGCAGGGGCTGTTAATCTCTTTGCTCCGTCGATAGGCGGTACTAAAATCGGTGATACCGATATTTCCTTGGGCGATATATTTAAAGGTGTTGGCACAGCGCAAGCTTTAGGTAGTGGTGACAACCGCCAAATCTTCAATGCCATAACAGGATTAGCAAAAGATCAAGGCGGCAGCCTAAAGTCTTCCCTTGGCCCCGGCGACATGGATCAGTTCAGTGCCGATTTAATTGAAGGTTATTTCCAACCCGGTGGTGAAGGCTACAACGCTCTTATGGCGGGCGACACCACAGTTTTAGAAGATCCGCAAAACCTTGACGCTTTTCTGCGTTCTATATCTCCGTATGCCACAGATTCAGGCAAGTCTACATTTGTGCAAGACGAAGACATTCCCGAGTTTGAAACCGTATCTAATCGCCCTATTACGTCAATTGAAAGCATTTTGGGTACGCCTAATATTTTGGAAACGGTTGAGGCAGATATACCTGAGCTAGTCATTACAGACGACCGTGAAAAAGAGTACGTTCCCGGCATCCGCACCAAAGATATTGTTTCTGATATCAAAGATGACGAAGTCAAAATTGACAAGTTGTTTCCTGATTTAAACATCAACGACATCTTGCAAACTGTTACGGTTCCCGGCGGCACAAAGACGGTTGTACCAACCAAAACAACTACACCGGGCACAACGACAACGCAGCAAGCTTTAACAAATCTTGGTTTAAACGCACCAATGCCTAGCCAAGATCCGTATGCCAATATAAAATTGATGGAAGAGTTGTTTGGTGGTGATACGGCTTATAAACTAAGGTCGCTTGGAGCGCCTAAAAACTTAGCATCTGCTGATATAGATGCTCTTGCAAGAATGTTAAGGGGTTAATTATGTCTGTTGATTATGCCGATGGTAGTTATTTTGGTGGTGATGTTGCTACCGAAATTGGAGAAAATGTATTTAATCCGGGTGGAGAAACGGTTTCTCAAACCGGTGGGGATGGTGCTTTCTTGGGTGAAGGTGTACGTAGTGGCATTGATAGCTGGGATAAAGCCTATACAAATGCAGGCGGTACATTACCCGCTCGTTTTGGCCTTTTAGATCTAAAGCAATTTGCAACAGACAATAAATCATGGTTG